GGCAATGCGACCATTAGAAGGATAACCATCTTCACCTGGGCTAAAACCTTCAGCCTTTTTATCTACTTCATGGCGTGCAAAAAAAGATACCATGCGGTTTATTGTTTCTAAAGGCAAGTTTTTGCCACCTGCAATATCTCTAGCCCTAGCAATACCTATCTCAGTGCCACCTCTGCCAAACTCTCTGCGCCAATCAAGTCCTCTTTGTGCCTCTGTTTTCATTGCGGTTGTAGGCGTAAAACTCTCGGCTCTATTTTGATTTTGCATTGCCCACCTGTTGCAATAATAATCGGCCTGCACATTATCATCCCATAGATCACAATAGCCTGCTTTGTAAAAATAACAATTAGCACAATTACGACCTTCAGGCACATCATCACTAGATGCTGGTCTGTAATTATCAGGCAATTCCCTAGTGCCATACTCTGAAATGTTAATTGCAGTTAATTGATCTTCTGCCTGAGCCTGAGTTTTATGGCAACCTAATACTTCATTGGTTGCATCTTTAACAACTGCATAACCTTCGCAATCCGGATGATTACTTACTACGCTGTATGGCATTTAATATTTTCCTTGCTTCATCTAGTCTAGGTGTTAATTGTGGTTGGCCTTCACGCATCCCTGTGATAGCGGCTAATTCGCCATAAGCACCAAAAGTAACAAGCGATACTTCTGCTAAATGTGCCTTAAGCCTTTCCATTACGCCATCCGGTCTTTTCTTGTTTTTAATTGGCATAAAGCCAACAGATAATTGATCTAATGCCCCATCTTTAACTAACTCTAACGCTTCATCACCTTCACGCGTTTTTGAGATTTTGAACTCAGCATAAAGGCCATCATCTGTTTCCCTTAATAATGTGGCACGGCCTAAAACATTATTCTCACCATGACCCCTAAGAAGTTTGACCCGGTGCGGTGCTTTGATGACTTCTGAAAAAACACCTTTTCTAAAAACTTCAACCATAGTGCTAGTAATGCGCTGTTCTTTGTTGTAAGGCACGGCAATACCAAAAATAGTGCGGCCATCTCCATTGGCGCGTAACTCTAAATTTACTGAGTAATTTCTATTTTCCATTTTTTCTTCAGACATAGTTTTCATCCTCTACTGTATCTACTACATCACTTTGTAATGAATCATCCACGCCTTCTACTTCATCCCCTTCTTCATAATCCATAGGATCAAGATTTTCATAACTTCTTACTTCATCAACAGATAAGAAGCCATTAGATAAGGCCGTTGCATAAGCATTGTATCTACTTGCAGTATCGGTCTTTAATAGTGAATCATATTTGAATCCGGCAGTTTGACCGCGAACAAGTAAATCAGAAAATGCCGCTTCTATTCTTTCGGCTATTGGTTGTATTGACCATTTGATTAGTTGCAAGTTTTCTTCTACAACATTTGAATAAGTACGGCTGGAATTAGGTGATCCTAAGAAGTAAGGCGGTAAGCCTAAAATATTTGCCGCTTCTGTAAGTCCGGCTGTTTGTGCTTCTACTAATTGTGATTCTGCCGCATTGCTACTTAACACTTCAAAATCAGTTGTTGAGTTCATTACAACAGGTGATCTATTGCGTGATGAATACATTGCCATCCAAGCGTTTTTGAGTGCATCCGCTTCTTCCTGAGTTAAATCAGGATTGGCAGATTTAATAACGGCGGTAGGATTCACGCCACCATCAAAGTATCTTGATGCGTACTCATTTATAGCAATTTCTTTACCTAGTGCTTGTTTTGCTACGGCTAAAATACCTTTACCAACTAAATCACCTGGCATTGTAAAATTCTTAATGTGCATGATCTCTGATTGATCATAAGATTTTTCATCAATCTTGTAAGTAATGCGACCATTTGCTTTTGATACTTCAACGCGATCCGGTGACACAGGATAAATTGAATCAGGTAATCCATTAGCACCAGGTTCACCTAATACTGCAATATAATTACCGTGAACAATTAAAGCGGCGGCCATTGCGCTAATTGTTTCCATTCTTGTTTCATTTGGTACTGGTCGCATAAGTATTTGTGGCGTTGGTAACACTTCGCGCTTATTGCGATATGCACAAAGTGGCAATGCACCAATAGCATCACTTATCAAAGTTATGCCGCGATAAATGGCAGGTATTCCCAACGCAGTATTTTGATCTACATAAGTACCTGCCCAGTTACCTTCAAAGAATCGGCCAACGCGACCTAAAGAATCAATATACCCTTGTGAGGTATAAACCATTGATGGCTGTATTTGTCTTTTGAGCAATCGGCCTAGCATTATTTACCTCTGTTTTCCAAAGCAATACCAAATAAAACTAAAAACACACCTGATAATATTACTGCCACTACCGGGTAAAATGTTGCGACACCTGCAACTATTAGAAAAGAACCTACAACTTGTAAAACTGATGGTAAGTATTTCATTAGTATATTTTACTCCTTGCAACCGGCTGATCTTCTATTTTTGTTACCACTCCATACCGTGCCAGTGTAACGGCTACAAGTGGCGTGATGTTAGTTGTGCTTTGGCGATTCCATGCCCAGGAATCACCCAATGGCCGTTTAGTTGAACCCATAATCGCTGTTTTTAAATTAGGGTCATCTAAATGGCATATAGTTTTGGCCTGTACTGCATCATAGAATGAACCACATGCCATAGCGTAATCACGCAAGTGAATAGACATAACGCCTATGTTTTCTTTTTCCAGTTCGGCTATCAATGATGCCGCCGGTGATCCAGTATCAATTACCACCTTTGTGTTATATCTCTTACATAACTCAACTAAGCGTGGCAATACCCATGATGTACCTTCTTTACACTCAATCAACTCAACCGGTGTAAAATCTCTTACTAAGCCTGATGCACCTATTGAAGCCTTATCGCGCTCACGCGATATGTCCACACCAAAGACAATTTGATTGCCTACTGCAATATCTGTTCTAGCCAAAGAATCCCACAATTCAGTATTGATCACCTGTACTGCATCTCTTGATGGCCATACATTTAACCATTCCTTTGTAAATATCTCAGGGCTATTAGTTGTAGCCGCTTCTTTCACCGCATCTAGCAATACACCTTTTTCTTCATGCAATGAAGGTATAGCCTGATACCAAACTTCTTGATCCATATAATCAAAATCATCTGATGATGGACACCATTCAAACCATGCAAGTTTGTTTTGTGGTTCGGCTATTTCGCGGTGGCCTATTTCGCGGTAATGCTCTAATAACTCAGATTCTCCCGGCCTGCCGGCATTAGATAAAATCCATAACTGACCATTGCGTTTAGTTGCAAGTGTTGGCTGTAAATTAGCAATCAGTGATAGTGGATGGGTTAATGCTTCATCAATAACCATTAAATTTAAACTTAGGCCGCGTGCGCCTTTATCATTAGGTGTAACAATTCCATAAGTTGATCCATTACGCATGTATATCTTTTCACTGCCATTAACCCTAGATACCCTAGCAATGCGTTTAGCAAACTTAGGTGATAATTGAAAACTTAATAAATGTTCTTCCCATTTACTCTTAGCCATATTGCGGTCTTGGGCTGTATATGCAACATGTCTTTTAGGTTGTAATAACTCATAAGCAATACGCGTTTCAATAAGTTTGCTTTTACCATTCTGCCTGCCTACCTGAGCGCATACTGATCTGTACTTGTATAACCCGGTTGCATCTTTTTCTAAACCTACATCTGCTACATAGCGTTGCCAATCAAATAAATCAAAACCTAATAAGTTTGCTACCTGGGCTAATTTATCGCCATCTGTTTCACACGCTTCATCTCTTAATGATGCCCATCTAGGCGTACATAAGGATTTACTCAAATATATCATCCTCATCAGGCAATGCACATGAATCCCATATTTCACGCAACTCTTTAGATATAGATGGGATTGTATGACCACCCTTACCTGATTCTTCAATGCGATCCCAGGCGCGTGCTAAACCTAATAACATCTCACGCTTAACATCATCAATATCATTACGGCCTTGCAATGATTTGACCATAGCGGCAGTGTGCCGGCCTAACTTCTTCTTAGGCTTACCACTTGCGACTATTTTTAATTGCTTTGCGTTTTGCATTTCCATATTTAGCCCCCCTTGAATAGTTACAACTTGAACATGCTGGCCTTAATGAACCCACCCAAAGTTCCGGTGACGGAAAGGAATCAATGGGTGGTTCATGGTCTAGCGTGGTTGCGACAGCCTTTTTACAGTAAAAACATTTTGGTTTTTGAGCCAAAACAATTTCTCTGATTTTCTTATAGTTCCCATTATATTTTCTACTTTTTAAAGTTTTCATTTTTAATTAGTTTTTTTTCTGCACAATTTTGGATGCGCCGGGGAGAGAGAAAACGCGAAC